CATATTTAGCTACCTCTAGCATTGTTTTAAGAGTCTGTAGCTTAATCTTTTCATGGAACATAAAGTATATCTCCGTAATATGAGAAGACTGTTGTACAGCTCTTTCTGTATTACCTACAAGTTCTGAAGAAGAAATACTACCTTCTCTTTGTTTAGAAACACCAGATACTTCAGACATCTCCTCTTTAAGGAAATTAAGTATCATAGCATTTTGTTGAAGATAATTACCAATCTCAAAATTCATAGGACTTCTATTGGTATTCATATTACCACTAAGAGTACCTTGTGAACTACCTTTCTTAGATTCTTTAAAACTATCAACAGGCAACCAACCCATTCTATCAGCATAATAAAGAGCATCTTCAATCTCCCATCCTTCGGGTAATTGAGCCAAGTCAAGATAACCAATAGTACCTTTATACTTAGAAAGCATTTCCCATTGTTTATACATCATATAATCGTAGTAATAGCTATAAGGCTTCATTCTACCCATTAAAGACGTTGTAGGCTCTCCTTCTGTAGTATAATCACCACCAGTATAAGGACACAAAGATCCTGTAGGATTCATCATACCATAAGCTCTTACAGGCCAAGGTCTCATCTTAACATAAATATCATCAAAGATTCTATGACCTTCCCACCAATCTGTTACCCAAAAAGTAGCAACAATTTCTTCTCCTTTAGAAGTATCAACTTTAGCATATTCATCTACAAAAGTGTACATGGGAGCATCAGTATTAGGATCATAGAACTTCAACTTCTGTATCTTTCTATAAGATCTCCATACTACTCTTTGCACCAATACACCACCTTGATTATCTATAAAAGGTAGAAAGGAAGCTGCTGTTGTAGAACTTAATTTACCATCAGAATTTGTTTCCATAGTAAAAGTACCAGAAGTCATCAAATCTGGTTCTTTATTATTAGCTACATTTTCTCCAGTAGAATCAGAAGATCTCAATAAAGAATCTAATTTAGCTACCTGAGTATCTGTAAGATAATCATGGTAATCATCAAGTATAGTACCCGGTGATTGATAACCCCATTCTACAATAATATCACAATCAGTAATATCAGCAGAATTACCTTTACGCAACAATCTAATATTAGAAGGATTTACTTTCCTACATTTAGGTTCTCCACCTATAATATCATGAGAATAAATCTCTCTACCACCAACTAAACCATCTAAGAAACCTAAAGACCATTTGTTATTCATATCTTCTTTAACAACCATGTGTTTTAGAAAATGTGTAGCTCTCTTTTCTCTTACATCTTTAAATTCATACTTAATAAATTTAGTAATCTCTTTAACAAGTTTACCAGCAGCTTCTTCGTTATCAGCTTTATCAATACCAGCAGATAACATTTTTTGTATCTGTTCTTTTAAAGCCTTTTGCTTCTCAGAAACAGCATCAGGACTAATAGACATTACATGCCAATCAAACCTTCTTTTAACTTCTTCACCAACAAGCAAATTAATCTTACTATTTGGTATAGGATAATGTTCTGGAGCATAAGGAAAATCCTTACCTAGTAATCCAAAAGGATCACACCTCTTCATCATATCATCAATATTAAGAACACCATTATAAAGATCCATATTAGATCTTATTTCACTATATTCTCTATTGAATTCATTAGTAAACAAACCATTATCACAAGCTGCTTTTACACAACTCATAGCCCATTTTTGAGTCTTTTGTTTATCCGATTTCTTTTGTGATGGGAAGTTATCGGAACTCCCTGCTAAACCTACTATCATCTTCTCATTAGTTTCTTACTTTCATAATTATCATTTCCAGAAGAAGTGAATCTATTACCAAATCCTTGTCTAGTTCTTAAAAAGAAAGGATCCATGTTAGATTTAACTTCTACATTTTCAATATCATCATCTAATTCATATCTATCATATTCAGCTAAGAGAATCATTAACATTCTTAAAGCTGCAACTCTATCATAGTTACCATCATTAGGATTAAAAGCTATAAGCTCTTTAACCATACCTTCAGAAGGTATTTGTTGCCAATTCCTTTCATCTTCATTACCATAAGCAGGTTCTACTAAGTAAGAACGTAGTAAACTATTACCATACTTATTTACTTGTGCTGTAGCTGTAGTACCTTTAAGAGTATTACCTCTACCTACAGATTTAGTAACCTGCATATCACGTAGTATTTTAGGAGTATCAGCTAAGTAATAAAGACTTTTCATCTTATCAAAATAAGCAAATAAACCTTTTTTATTATTCTCGTAATTACATACAGCATTATAATACTTCAAAAGTCTAAGTGAATTTTCATAAAACTCTTCTGCTGTATTAGGTCTTCCAGTATATTCAGCTACTATTCTTTTAGTAAGCCTATTCATAATGAAAGTACAACCTAATGAAGGCCCTTGTGAGGTATCATCATCGTACGGGTCAGCCCCAGCTATATATAGACCTCTACGTGGACTATCTATAATTGGATGTTCAAATATCTCTATACAACCTGTAAGCCCTTTATTCTCCTTAATAGGATACTGTCTAACTACAGGTTGAGTACTATTTCTATAGTAAATAGAACCTTCCTTACTATACAAGTTTACTTTCCAAGAAGCATCAGCATATTTCTTAGGATGTGTTTCTATTTCAGCTAATTGATGTTTAAGATCTTCTACGTTAAATAAATGACCTTCTTTACGCATCATAGCTTCATCAGGAGTAATACTTCTTTCAGCTCTCTCCTGTACTAATACATTAGGATCATTAGTAGATCTTATAAGCTCTCTACGCCCAATAAAGATTTCTATTAAAGCCCCTATAACATCAGAGTTTCCATTCTCATCAGTAAGACCTTCACGGTTCATATACTCACCACAATAGAAACCACAGTTTTTCATACCATATATCTTACGGTCAAAAACATTAGGTAATCCATAAATATTGTGAGCAGCAGGGTTAGTAAATAATTCTCTTAAACCATCAAAGTCAGCTCCTTGTGTATTGTGAGTAATTATACCATTAGCAATATAAGTATGTGTAACACCAGCTTCAAGATTATATATTGGTAATTTTCCAATAGATTCTACAGATATTACTCTTTCATATCTAATACCTTCATGATCCATATGAGAAGTAGCATTTTGATATACTTCTTTTATTTTATTAAGTTGTTCTTGTTTATGTTTTGGAAAAAGAGTAATATTTTCTGCAAATCTTAGAAGATCTTTTTTAGAAGAAATAGTAAATTCATACCAAGGATTTTTATCTAATATACCTATGGTTTTATTTAGATTAGGCATCTTTTTTCTCATAGTACCATGAATACCTAATTTCTGTAATAGAAATCTAACTTCATTTAATAAAGACTCTGACATAGAAGATAAACTAATTTCTGCTATATAACTACCTCTTTTATTATTTTTTCTAAGTTTTACATATCCATCAGCATCCCAAAATCCACCAATAAATTCACATATATCTTCTTTTGTACAAGAATTAATATTGGTAGGTAGAGTCTTATTTAATTTTGTTTGTCCGTATATTCCAATTTCTCTAAGATTTTTAGTAATACCTTTTATATAAGACTGTTTAAATAACTTACCAGTTTTTGTAAGATAATTATCTCCCAATCTAATATCAAACTTAGATTCTATGTAATCATTTATTTCTTTTTCACAATTAGAAAGATTTGGAGTTTGATCTTTACCATAACTACCATCACCTACCAACCAACCTAATAATCTTGGCTCCCAAAGATTTTGTTCTCCAAAAATATCAACAGTATCTATAATACCTATTCTATCTCCAAATTGAATATCTTTAGCTTCAACAAAATCATGACCTTTAATATTACCAGCTTTTTTGTGTGGCTGGTAAGCTTTCCATATTGGATGGTCTGTACTACAATCTATTGTTCTACGGGTATTAGTAGTTATTCTAACACAATCTTTAATAGTTGGATTTTGCATCCAAGGTATATTTTCAACAGATTTTTGTTTACCATCAAAACCTATAATACCATCACCGTTATTTAAATCTTCTACATTTATTAATCTGCCATCAGCAGTCCAAACTTTAGTTCCAGCACATACACAACCACCAGTACCCCAAGATACAATAGTACCAAATACATATCTACCTTGCTCTACAGAAGGTCTAGCAATAGTATGAGCTTTTATTAAATGAGGAAACTTACCAGCTTCTTCAAACAGTAGTAATTTACCTCTTTTACCACGAGCTTTCTCAGGTTGATTTTTAGTAGTAACACCAATAATTTCAGTCTTAATACCTTTCTCTACCTTAGTCTTAGGATCTATATAAGAAGCTTTTTTATGGTCTGTAGTATTTTTAAAATCACGAGATTTTACCCAAGGAGTATAACTATCTACAAAAGATAATACATCCCATGTTTTATCAAGGATTGCATCACCAATAAGGTAATCACCTTCAGAAGCAATAGCAAATGATTTAGACTGTTTAAAATGATAGTAATTTCTACCAAGCATAGAACCTCCTTTAAAACTATACCCTCGACCACGGGTCTTAATATTAGTGCAATGTTGACCTTTATTCTCTGCTTGATCTACATAA